ACCAATGCGTCCGTGATTGTCTGCCCCCACCCATTCGCCACGGGTCAACTTTTCTTTGATGGCTTGGACTTGTTTAGCACTGTCCATGATGGATGCACCGCCATTGATTACACGAGGGTCATCCATGTAAAGGACACCTTTGACACCCTGATTTTGGAACATGGCGGCCGATGCTTTAATGGCATCATTTGAACGAGAGATTCGGCGAAGGGCTGCACGCAAGGGGGACATTCCATAAAGGTGTGACCCGTTTACATCCCATTGATAGTTTTGATATCGGTCATGCAAAACTGATTCCTTGCTAAAATTCAACCCAGCCTCAACCGTCATTGTGTAGCCAGCCTCAACAATCGGGAACACATTGGTTTTGGCAATGATGCTCACCTGATCGTATGGAAGTGTGTGTAGGGCGTAGGGTTTGCCCTGATTTGCCCCGGCATCCAATCGCTCGGCCCAAATGCAACGGCCACCAGTCAGCAACTTGTAGCCCGATGAATTTGCCGCCATGTCTTGCATGGTTTCGTAGCTATTCGGGTATTTCATCAACTCACTCAAGCGGTCAACATAGACCGGCTCAAGTGCTTTTTTCTTTAATGTCTGGGCAAGTTTGAGGTCCTCGGTGGTCAGGTTCTTTTTACGCATCAAACCCTCGTAACTCTTCATCGCCTCCTCGTCAATCACCTTGTACACGCCCCAGTCGGGCATTGCGACTTTGTCGGTGATTAGTGAAACAACGGAATAGATGACATCGTTAACTTGATATCCGTCAACAATGTAGGCGGTCCGGTTGTCGGCAATCCCTACGAATGTGCCATTCATCATTGAATAACTGGTAAAAGGCTGACCGATTGTGTTGATCGGCAAAGCCTTCCCAGTCAATGTGTTCCATGCATCCTGAATCCGTCCCATCTTTATATTTTACCAAGCCAGCACCTCAAACTTTGGCTTGTTTAATTTCGTATATATAGCGTATCGCATAGCATCCAAGGCGTGATCGTTGAACTTTACTGGGACCTCGTCCGGGTGAATCTTGCCGTCTTTGTCCAGTTTCCATTTGTAACTCCGAATCTCCTTGATCAGGTTAGATGAATCTGGACTAATGTACAACGGCATTGACTTGACTTTTTGAATCCCGGCCCAAACATCCTTCTCGGCTGGCTTTGCGTTGTATCCGGCCCTAACTAACTCTTCGATTGTTTTCGGTTCAGCATTGTCGCAAAATAACTCCGAGTGGCTTTCGATGTTCAGTGTCTTAAGTCGCTCAATCAGGTCGGTTGTTGTCAATTTGGTTTCGTATAATTCCTCACTGACATAGGTGGCATTCTCTTTGAATCCGACCTTTATTACCGAACTGGGCACATTGTAACCGAAGTCGACCCCATAAACTATTTCACAATCAGACGGGAATTCGGCCGTTTTCCAGTGGGTGTAAACAATCTCCTGACTGGCACCCCTTAACCCAAGACCAAACACCTTCCACAAATTCGGGTCGGCATCCTTCAAACCTTCAATCTCGTCAACTTGTTCCTTTGGCAGAAACGGGTTGTCCTTGTAGGTAGAGTGAATCAAAAGGTTTCCATCTTTGTCCGCAACATCATAGACCCAATTCGCTTCGTCAACCGGGTTGAAATCCAAAAAGATGGTTTGCTTTGTTCGGAGTGCTAACTGGGTGTAGATCTGAAACGGAAGCAAATTTGCCTCATTGATGTACAAAATGTCCCGTCCCGGTCCCCTAACCTTCCCACTATCTTCAGCCCCAAAAAACTCAATGTAAGAGCCATTTGGGAAATTGTAGATGTTATCGGTCTTGTTGAATGCCTCGTCCGAATAAAGCCCAGCATTTTCGAGAATCTCTAAAATGTCACGCCTTGCCCCACGTTTTAAGTGAGGAAGGGATGGACTGACCACGCTGATTGTGACCCTTTCCTTGTTCGCTATGTAAAGAGCTAATAACTGACTAATTGAATAGGTTTTCCCTGATCGGGTTGACCCTTGGTTCGCCAGCACCCGGTACTTTTTCGAATCGTATGCACTACGATTGTCGTTGAATACCTTGGTTTTTTTTATTTCAATTTTCCGCATTGATTGGCGTTGCATCGGTGAAAACCAATTGCACACCACCATCAACACGGACCTCGCTTTCCGTCTTATCCTTCCAACCCATGTTCTTAAGGGCAAAAATCACCCCGGTTGGGTTGTTCTCGTAAATCAATCGGCCTTCGTACTTTGCCTCCACCATATTGACCGCCCTTTTTAGAATGTCGAAAAATTCATCCCTTTCACGATAATTGTAAAGGGTTTGGCGGTCCATTTCAAGAAAAACGGCAAGCCCAGCGATTGTGGGTTTGCTTTCGGTGGCAAAGTATTCGTTGACCTTGCTTTGTAGTTCTGTTGCTGTGTATTTGAGTGGTCTGCCGGCTGGCATGTTATCTTTTTTTCGGTTTTGCCCGTTTAGGTAACTTTTTGCCCTTACTTTTCTTATTCCACTCGCTCACATTCACGCCCTGACGCTCCAAATCCTTTTTGTGGATATTGAAATATGCGGCTTGGGATTTACTCTTAAACGGCATAGTACACCTTAAACACCGAATATACTAAATTTTTTGGGAATAATCAAATAAAGATATTCACAATCTCATTCATCACCCCCTCACCACCTTTGACTGGTAGGATGTTTATGTCCTTAATGAACCGCACCTCTGATTGTGCATCTTTGGGGCAAAACATGAACTTGGCCTTTCGTAGCATCGGAATGTCCCAAGCCGAGTCACCTATTGCCACATCATAGTGGAATGGGATTTCCTCTTTGTTGCGAAGGATGTGCAATTGAGCCCCCGACTTTTTAAGGTAGGATTCAGCCCCCGGCCAACTGGAGGCGGTCACAATGTGGACCTCATGGCCGTTTGCGATTAGTTCCCGGATGGCCGTCAGATCACGGGAATTAAAGCCTTTGGAGATGTCCCCGTCCTTTGTGACCCAAATTTTGCCATCGGTCAGGACTCCGTCAATGTCTACGCAGAATATCATTTGATTTGTTTTATCCAGATGAACCATGTTTTTTCGGTGCCAAAACTCACATGATAGTCCGATCCTGAATCAATCACCGAAATGTCCCCTTGTTGGTTTTTTAGAATCAATGTGTCGTTTTCTACTGAAATATCATTTTGGTGAAATCCTTGCCAGTTTTCAAAAGTCCCTTCATTGGCAAAGCCTTGGACAATGACAAATCCACCCGGCTTTACGGCCTTGCATAACTTATGGTAGGCATAAATCGGGTTTTGAGTATGGTCAATTGCGTTTGAGCAATGGACAATGTCAAATTCGCCATCAAAAGGCAACTCTTCAGCCGGATAGGGCAAAGGGGAGTCAATTTTGTGGGATTTGTAGTCGAAAACGAGGCGGTATAGGTCACCAAGCGGATCAACGGCCGTGACTGGGACCAATCCATTGAGAATTGAAACCGCACCCGATCCAACATCCAAAACCTTTTCGTTTGGCTTATTTAGGATAAATTCAGCCACAAAATCATATAGTTCGGGGGTTTTTTGATTGCCAACCCATCCGTCAATGAATCGTTTTGTTTTTACAAACCCACTCCAAAATAGTAATTCATGGTGGATGCCGTGTAGTTCTTTGGTTGTCATTGTTTATTATTTAGGCCACATTTTGATTTGCCAATCCTTGCCCCATTTTTGCCTCATGTGGTTTTGGCTTATTGGGGTCCAATAGGATCGAAGTTGTTTTCTGATTTTGGAAACTGGATGTTCATCGTCAAAATTACGCAAATAAGTGTGTCCGATTTCGCATCCATGATGAACACCGACTTTTAAGCCTTGTTCTCGTACCCGGTGGGCCCAATCCAAATCCATGTAGTAATAGGGCAACATTTCATCAAGCGGATTGTCGGAAAAAACATCTGCCCGAATCATTGGGGCTGTGAACTCAATGAAGGGGGTTTCACATTCAACACCAATTGGGTTTTTGTGGTGGGTTCTGTGGTCACTGGTTGACATTGCCGGATGAATGCCAGCCCAACCCGTTTTCTCAAGAGTTTGGGCTAATTTTAACGGGACATCTGCGTCAAAGCGAATGTTTGACACGAACCACAAATAGTCCACATCCCAAGTCGGGTCCATAAGGATTGAATTGTAAGCCCGTGACATATTACCAACCCCATCCCGGCTGACCACCTCAAAAGGTAGCCCAGTGGCTTGGATATCGGCCAACGTTTGTTCCCATTCGGGTTCAAGGTACTCAAGTGCAACGATTAGGATTTTCATGATATTATTTGATTGATTTTTGCCATGTAATGGTCCCATGAATACGTTTGAACATATTCCCGACACAAATCTGATATTTCTTGCCTTTGTTCGTGATTAGTCAAAGCAAATTTTGCCGCTTGGTATAGTTCAATTTCATCGTATTTGCAACGAAACGAATTTTGATTGGTCAAATCATCGTCACCCATTTCAATGCCACGAACTGTGACCGTCCCCTTTGTCATTGCCTCCATTGGTGAACAACTACGGGCGTCCATTTTGGTAGCTTTCAATAATATGGTGGCCCGTGAGTAAAGGTCGTTAAGTTGGTCCAAACTTGGGTTGACCACAAATTCATCGCACCCGTGATTGTCGTGATATTTTGCCCCATAGCCCAAAATCCGATATCCTTCAGACCTTAATCGTGTCGCTACCTTTAAAGTCAATTGATCCGGGTCTTTTGATGGATTGGATGTTATTGGGGATTCAATTAGTATCTGTTTTCCGTCTTTGTAGCAATTACGGACTGGGAAGTGTTGCAAATTGACCCCATTGCCAACGTAATGAATCGGCCCAGTTCGTCCCCATTTTTGGGTCATTTCCTCAATGTTCCATTTGCTAATCGAAAACATCGGAAATGGTGTGGTGTAAAACAACCGACACATTTCATCCCATTTCGCATTTCCGGGACGGAAATAGTGTTCCATCATTTGCACAAACACAAACTTTTTGGGGACCAATCGGTCAAGGAATTGCACCCCGTGTGGGCTGGTTACAATAAGGCAATCGGCCCGGTTAATTATATAACTATTATTCACCACTTTGGTCCGGAGTGGGAACCATTTGCATTTAAGCCGCTTGGCCTGATCCAATACAAACACTTGGTGGCCGAAATCTTGGAGTCGGTTAGCCCATTCCAAAATCACTCGAATGCCCCCGTGGACTGAATTAATGTCTGGGCACGTTATGACTATTCTCATACTTTGAGCGATTTGGGAAATGTTCGGTTAATAATTGAATCAATCCGGGTGAAACCCCATAGGGGCCTATGCTTAAGAATTTGCGACCATTGGCCCGTTCTTGCCATTCATTGTAAGTCAGTGGTTTGTTTACCTTAATGTCATCCAATGGCTCAAAATTGCCCACCTGATTCATTGTGTAGGCGGTTTTAATGACATATTCCTTTGACCAGTCCAGTTCGGCCAATGCCTTAAACTTTGCCCGTTGGTAAATGATGGGGGTGTGGATGTCAGTGTAAAACCGATTGAGTCCCTTTATTTCAGCCGTGTTCTGGATTGCCCGCTTGTAGTTCCCAATGGCCTTTTGGCCCCATT